ATTATAGCGATTATATAGGAACAGTCACAATACGTCAGTTTGGTAATGGTGGTGATTTAATGAGTGTTCATACGCTACAAGAAGCTTACCCGATCAGTATTGGCCCAGTGCAAATGTCTTGGGGTAGTGCAGAGCTTGTAAAACAGACTTTGAGCTTTGCATATAAAGATTACAAAGTAGTATATAACAGAAGTGATCAACCAGGACTTGGTGCATCTTTTGGATTCTCTTTTGGTAGAGATGGATTAGCACTATCAGGTGCATTACCAGGAATAGGAAACGTGTCGCTTGGTTCGACAGGATTAACAGGTGCTTTACAAACACCATTTGGATTGATAAGAAGTTTAATATAATAAGGAGTTATTATGGCTTTACCAGTACTCGCATCTCCCGAGTTCATGACGGAGATACCATCAACAAAACAAAAAATTAAATTCAGGCCATTTCTCGTAAAAGAAGAGAAGATATTGTACATGGCTCTTGAGGGTAATGATGAAAAAGAAATACAGAATGCTATTGTGACAATATTATCTAATTGTATAATAGATGAAGATGTTGATGTATTGAGGTTGACTACATTTGATATTGAGTTTTTGTTTCTACAACTAAGAGGTAAATCAGTAGGAGAAAAAGTAGAACTTCTCATGTCGCACAGTGGAGGTAAATGTGAACATAAAACACAAGTAGAAATAAATCTAGATGATATAAAGATAGTTGGTGAAATATCAGATGGTAAAATTATGCTTGATGATTCTATTGGTGTAAAGATGAGATATCCGTATATGCATGATGTTGAAAAGTTATCTGGTGATGATACAATGTCTCTATTTAATTCTTTAGCAACATTGATAGAGTTTGTCTATGATAAAGAGAATGTATATAATGATTTTTCTCACGATGAAATGGTAACATGGTTAGAACAATTAAGTCAGAGTCAATTTAAAGTTCTTACAGACTTTTTATCAAATATGCCAAAGTTATCACATGAGGTGAAATGGAAATGTTCTAAATGTGGAGAAACTGATAGTATGGTACTGGAGGGCTTGCAAAGTTTTTTTACCTAGGGTTGGTACACAATTCGCTAAGTAATTACTATCAACTCAACTTCGCACTTATGCATCATCATAAATACTCTTTGACTGAATTGGAAAATATGATACCATTTGAACGTGATATATACGTTGCATTATTAAAGAATCATTTAGAGGAAGAAGAAGAAAGAAGGAAACAACAATGACAGCAAAAAAGTTAGAACCAGAATCTAAGTATGCAGATATGGATGCAAATTCAGATGGTGTTGTGTCTGATGCAGAAATTGATAATTGGCAACAAACTGAAGAAGTGAAGAGATTAAACAGAAAACAAATGCATCAAAGAAATATGGCATGGACTGCTTTAGTGTCTATGTTGTTATTCACAGTGATAATGTTTACACCATTTGTACCAGATGAAAGAATTAAATTACTCACAGACATATCAAATCTCTTTTACTTAGCACAAGCAGGTATTGTTGGTGCTTTCATGGGATTTGCCGCTTTTGATAAATCAGGAATGAAAAAGTAATGGCTCTACCAGAACTGCAAAAATCTAATGCACAGCAAGCAAGAGAGACTAAGGCCGCTGAAAAGAATGCCGAAGCAAATATAACAAATATGAGTATTTTGCAAGAAGTTAGATTGTTTACCAAAACCACTGCCGATACAATCACAAGAATGTTTGCACTACAAGCTAAACAGTTTGAGATTGCTAGATTAAACGAAGGTAAACAAATAGAGAAAGATAGAGAAGCTGGTAGAAAAAAGAAAGTAGAACCATCAAAAGATTTCAAAAAACAATTTGAAGAGAACTATGGATTTCCATTTTTAGGAGTAGGGAATATGTTAGCTGGTATAGCCGCACTCGCTGGAGCGGCTGTAGGACTGCGTGGATGGGAGGCTGGAGCTATAAAAAGTTTGTCTAGAATATCTCGCATAGGGCCAACAATCACAAAAGGTATGACATCTTTGAGAACTGGTGTGCTAAAAGTTTTTGGTTTGACACCTGCTGGTAAACTTATTAGAGATCCTACGACAGGTAGATTTCTGAAAGCGCCACCTCTGAGCCAACAGATATCAAAAGGTATGACAAATTTCAGAACAAGCATACTTAAAATGTTTGGACTTGGTGCTGATGGTAGATTATTACCTAGACAGACACCTCAAGGATTTCAAAGAGCAAGTGTATTCACTAGAATGACTAAAGGTTTGATTGATGGTGTAACTAAAATATTTCAACCGATCAAAGCCGCAGGACAAATAGTGGGAAAGTCTTTAGGCGGCGCTTTTGGTGGTATTCTAAGAACAATTGGTAGTCTAGGTGGTTTTGCAAAACTATTTGGAACAATACTAAAGCCAATAGGTATTGTTTTTTCACTCTTCGATGGTGTAAAAACTTTTATGAATACAGAGGGCAATTTGTTCGAAAAGATAAATGCAGGTATTGCCGCGGCTCTTGGTGATTTTGTCGGAGCTCCGTTAGACTTATTGAAGAGTGGACTTTCTTGGGTTGCAAAGACACTGTTGGGTGAAGATAACTTTATTTCTAAATTTTTAGATAGTTTTAAAATAGAGAAAGTACTCAAAGATATTATAGCAACTCCTGGTAAAATTCTCATGGCCGGATTCAACTATCTTAAAAAAATCTTTGATCCAGATGCTAATCCAGCTGAAAGATTTGCGGCTTTGGTAGAGCCTTTTGAGTTTATTTTAGATACATTTAAAAGATTTTTCGATAACATAAAAAACTTCTTTGGAGACAAAATAAAACAAGTAGCTAGTATATTAGGTTTTGATATGCGTTCTGAAGAAGAAAAAGAAATAGAGAGACTACAAACAGCATTGCAAGAGAATGAAAAAATCATAGCTGAAAAACAAAAAGAAAAAGCTGAACAGATGAAAGTTCTCTTAGAAAAGCAAAAAGCACTAGAAGAAAAATTAGAATTAAAAGCTAAAAAAGAAGCTGAAATACTTGAACGTAAAGGTGAATTATCAAAATACAATAAAAAAGCGTTAGGTAAAATAGGCAAAGATGAAAGAATAGAACTTTCTTTAGTTAAAAGTGCAATTGATGAATTAGATACAGTAATATTAGAAAAAACAAACGAACTTAACGAAGCTATTGAAAAGTTAAATAAATCTAAACTTTCAGGAGCTCCTGGACAAACTCCATCAGGTAATGGTGCCGCTGATGTACTAGCTTTTCAAAATGCGGCCAGACAGAGTGTATTAAGTGCAACTGCACCACCAGTATTTCAGACAAATGATAACTCAGTATCATCCACACAAATAGAAAACAAATACACTGGAGGTGATAGAATATTACCTGTAAGTGGTTACGGATTATATACTCAAGCAATATAAAAAAAGGGCGCCCGAAGACGCCCTAGTGTAGTCAGAAAGACAAAACCAGATTAATCTTCTTCTGCTAACTTTTCAAAGAAAGACAAGTTTTCATCATCATCTGAAGATTCAATCTTCGGTGCTGATGCTTCTTTTTGCACAGGCATTTCAACTACATTTTCTTCAGCACTCATTACTGAAGGTGTAGTTGCAGTAGCACCAGCTAAACCTAACACCATGTCAAGCTTTGCTTGTAACTCGGAGTAAGTTTTAAAATGTTTTCTATCAAGAAACTCTTGAAGAGAAAACATAGAGTCATAAACTGTTTCCAGTTTAGAATCATCACCATCAAGTAATGGTGATACCTCTGCAAATTCAGATTTATCGTAGTTACGATAACCTTCAACATTACGAATTTTTAATTTCAAATCTGCACCTTCCCAGAAGTCAAATGGGTTAGTAGCAGTTTCATCTTCAAATTCAGGATTCATTTTCTCATTGAGTTTGTCGAATATTTTCTTTCCAAACTTATAGAGTTTAACTTGTCCTTCATTTTCTGGATTTGCAGGATCTTTTACCACATAGATATTTGCTATGTAGTTTAATCTTCTTTTTTGTTTACGTGCTTGCTCTTTACCAGCTTCAGTTCCATTATTCCACAATGTAGAGTTATATTCACTCACTGGATCTTTCTCATTGAAAGTTGTTAGTGAGTTTTCAATATACCATTTTCCAGCTGGCCCTTGAAAACCGTGTGAGAAAACACGAACCCAAGGTAAGTCTTCACCTTTTGGTTCTGGTAAAAAACGAATAACTGCATAGCCGTTTCCAGCTTTATCTACAGATGGTTTCCAAAAACGAGTGTCTTCAGAACTTCCCTCTACTGGTGCATTTATTTTTGTTGTTTCGGAAACTAATTTGTCCAAAGAACTTGAACGTGATTTTTTAAGTGCGGCGAAAGATTGTGCCATTACGTATCTCCTGTATATTTGTGTATTTAATTTTGTCCACTCGAATCATAATATAATGTATCTAATATAACATAACAAAGTAGTATTTGTCAAGTCCCTAATTTAAATTTATCTTTAGGGCGATTGTAACTATAGCTATGCACCGAAGAATTTATATTTGCTTGATGCGACATATAGTCTCCATATTTAGTTCTCCATTCTAACTCACTTTCTAAATTTTTAATGCGATCTTTCATAGTCTTAACTTGTTCACGTAACTCTCTGAGTTCGCCCACATATTTTTCTACTTCATGATTCATTGAAAACCTCCAATATAGTTTGTTTACATTTAGACTCGTCTACACTGACATAACTATAAAAGAATGGAGTATATTTTTTAAGTATAAAAAGAAAATCATTAAGCATAGTGTTTTCTTCTTTACTCCAAACACTACTATAGTTAATTAATTTATCTAATACTACTAGAGTATTTATATTGATCTTCTCTCTTAAATAAAGCTTGAATGCAAAAGGATGTACTATACCATCAGCACCAGTCATAAAAAGAGAATTGAATTGAGAGTTGTATTCTTTAAGAGTTTGTATATCTTGTTTGAATTGATAATTAAACGACTCTATATTTTTCTGCCATTTTTTATGATTCATCATAGCACGGCCTTGTGAGGAGTTTAATACATAATCTTCTTCTGATATAAAGTTAGATACAAGATATTCAATAAACTTTTCTTTGTTCATTATTCTTGCCATCTTCTCAAACATGTAATTATCTCTTCTTGTACGAAACCTATCTTCATTCACTTTTATCTTACCATTATATTTAAAATAATCATAGTTAGATTTAAAATGATTTCTTACGGCCAGATAAGATGCATATGCCTCAAGTCCATTCATAGGGGTAATTTAGAACCTTTTGGTGTAGATAGAAAATTTAAATCAATAGCTTCAGCTTCTAACTTAGTCTTAATAACTCCATTTAGCAATTTAGCCGCAACTTCAACTTCCATCTCATTTCTTTCACAGTACCACACAATTGCATCCATATATGGTATTTTTTTCTCAACAACTATTTCTTCTATTGTTCTAGAGAATTTACTTGTATTCATAACTTCAAGTGGCATTCACTTTTCCCATCTATAGAAAATATGTTTTTCTATTCTAGTTGTTCTTGTTTTTGTTTTAGCCCATGCAGGCTTTACATATGTCGCATGATAATGTGTAGCACCTTCTGTAACATCGATACGTATTCTATTATATAAAACAAGATGTGCATAGTCTTGTGCTTTTTTCCATGCTTTTTCGTTTTTGGGCATGTCATCTTTACCATCACAATACCAGCTAAATTGACATCGGTGTCGAACTGGTATATTGCTTCCTTTATATTTAGGGCCTTGTTTTACTACTTCACAAACTGTGTTAGGATATCTTTTATCTGCAACACGATTCATGACTACTTGTGCCGTTGCAATCTGTCCTATCATTGATTGATTCTTTGCTTCATGATAAGTGTTGAGTGCTAGACATATAAATGCTGTTTCTAATATCATTCTTATACTTTATATGATTGTTGTTTGTTTGTCAAGTCTATTTTTTAAACTTGTCATTGAGTGAATCTACTACACTGTCAATATTAGGCTCTTGGCCATTTGGATCATATTTACAACGATATTCGTTAGGACATTGGCCTTCTACAACTAATGTATATGTATTGTTTGCACCCTTATATATACAAACTTGTTGTCCATTTTTTGCTTGAACTCTTTTGTATCTACGACACGTTACGTATTTTGGATCTTCTCTCTTTCCTAGACGTTTTTCTTGATCCCATGTCCAATCACTAAATTTCTTGAGAAAACAAGAAAAGCATTGAATTATATTTTCAGGCTGTTTAGTTTCTTCACGGCCAAAAGCATAGTTTGGAATGAGAAAACAAATAAGTAATATAATTTTAATTGAAAGTATTAACGAAAGCCTGCGAACAAATAACTTGTTTGAAAAACGAACCATGAAAACCAACCTAATATTCCTAAGATAAGACATATACCAAGAGTTATAATTATACCATTAATTATTTTTTCTTTTTGCTTTTGCCTTGCATAAATCATCTGTTGACGATCTTTGCGAATTTTTCCTTGCATACGAATCAATTCTTCCCAAGCAGACGGGCCGTGTGTAAACATAATATATTGTTTCAATTCGTATTCCATTTCCTCTGCTTTTTTCTTAGCGGCAAATGCATTCATTGCCTCTTCTTCTATAGACGAACCATTGAATAATTTTTTATAGAATGGTGGATTTTTAGCATCTTTTTCTGATTGATTAATATCAGATACAGCACCCATCCATCTACCTATATCACTATACATGGACTCTACATCTTTACCTAAAGCTATTCCCTTCTTTACTGCATTGAATGCCGTTCCAGCGATGGCGATAGCTGATACTGGATCAATCATGATACTACCTGTTATTTAAATGTTAAACTGGATAACAAAACTCACAGGTACATGATTTAATTCATGTATATTTATAATAAAAAAAAGAGCATCAGTGGTAACTGACACTCTTTTCAAATTCAAAAGAATTTAGTGTGGGAGGGACTCGCTTTTACCCTCAACTGACATCACAAGATAGCATATCTTCCATTTATGCCAGAACCTACTTTCATCTGGTATGATGATGTGAACTTATCAAACTAGCCCTTATTTCTAAGTATTCGTTTTTTAAATCCTGGGTACCACCCCTAAGTAGTCAAGTTCGTCCCTCTTGTCATCAGGACTCTTCCTTGCACCACGTTTTTTCTCCGTCGAGAAAAAATTCGTAATTCTGTGAGAGTGTTTCTGTTCCCAAGTACACTCTCTAAACTCGGTGCGATTAAGCCGCTAGTGCATAATCCACAGGTGCAAAATCATCGTTTGCATTTAGTTTAATGTTCTCCACTAACCTACTACCTACCTGTCGATCCTATTTCGCCCCCACAGGAATACTTGTTGATACGCCACTATCAAAAAACTCTAAAGTGTCTTACCACTCTTGTCTTCATCGAACTGTCTCAAGAACTGTCTCTTGTGAAGCTACGAAGGCGTTGTACTGAGCAAGCATTCTTGGTGGAGGCGATGGGTACCGCCCCCATGTCCAGTCTAGTTTCATCTTAGTCTCAACGAACTCTTTATTTATAGCATATGATTCGTTGAAAGTCAAGTCTTTTTTTATTTATTTTATTCTGGTTTAAAAATTGTAAATCCCCAACCATTCGCTATAATACAAGCCCAATCTTCACCTATGAACTCTACTAAACTCCATGTACCAGTTTTTTTATTCAAACCAAATCCTATTGTAGTATTCATCAATTCACCATTCTCACGTACTGAGACATTATCCCATCTCATGATAGGTGCTTCTTTCCATTCTTTTGTAAGTGTATGTAAAATGGCATCCGGATGCTGACATACAATTGGTTTTTGTCTT